AACCTTACAATGACATGGGACACTGCTTTGTCAGGTTATGCGGCAATTACAGGTGGTGGCACTAACATTAACAGTGTAATGGTTGCGCCAGCAACTACCCCAGCAGGTGTTGACACACAAGTTCAATTTAACGATGCTGGATCATTAGCAGGCAACAATGGTCTCACATTTGATAAGTCTACAGGTACATTAACTGCAACTGTATTAGAAGGCCCTCTAGCAACAGCATCACAACCAAACATTACTAGTGTTGGCACACTTAATGGTTTAGAAGTATCAGGCAACATTACTCCTGATGCTAATGTTACATACGACTTAGGTAATAACACAAATAGATTTAATGATTTATATTTGTCTGGAACTACAATTTATGTTGGTGATCAGCAAATTACATCTAATGCTTCTGGCATATCATTTACTGGAGAGACAACATCATCTAATATTAGATTGACTGGTAATATCCAAGCCGCAACTAGTAATTTGTTTGTAACAGGTGAGCAAGGTGGTGCAAACGGTTACGTACACCACGATTTTGTTAACAACAAACATTCATTCGTAGGTATTAACAGTGGTTTAGGACCAGTAAGTGCAACGGTAGAAACAGAATACTTTGATGCACTGATAGATACTGATGGTATTGTACCGGGTATGCCTGGTAAGATGCGTTTAAAAATGGATGGTCTACAAAGTTATGATTTAGATGGCACTACAGAAAACGCATACCTTAAATTAAATCAGTCAAGTAGTAATTTACTTACTCCGGGACCCACATGGACTGCTAGTCACCCATCATCAACACCTACTCATATCGTAGCAACAGGTAATATTGTTGGTAATTATGGTCATTTTGAACAAGACATGTCAGCAGAAAGTATTTCGGCTACCTATGCAAATATTGACGGTGGAACAGATATCACTGGTAACTTAAATGCTGGAAACATTACTACTGCAAATATTGTTACTCAAGCCGCAACTATTAATGGCAACGCAACTGTAGTTGCAAACTTAAGAGTCGATGGCACTATTATTGTTGAAAATGATATTAATCTTGGTGTCGATAATCTTACTCAATTTACAGGTAATCTTGTAGGTCTTGATACACCGGGTACTGCAACTGTTGACCTCAATGTTACGGGCGGCGCATCACCAGGCTCAAGTATTACGTTAGTCGGAGGAACGTCTGGTGGTATAGTAGGAGATACAGAATTTAAAGCAACTGGTGGTAAATTTACAGCAACTTGGAACAATAGTTATTCCCCTGCTGTAGGCACTCCAACTCTTACAGAGTTAACAAGTCTAGGACTACAAGGCTCAGCAGGACCCGCTAATGTATATGATGCTTTCCAATTAAATAATCAAGCAACATCAAATACTACTCCCGGTAATGTTTGGTCTGCATTTCAAAAAGGTGGCACAGAAGAAGTACATATTTCTGCAACAGGTAACATAGTAGGTGCAGGCGGTATATTCAATGAAGTATTCACTGGAGAATTACATGCTGGAAATGACCCGGCAACATCTGATGAAAATACAACCGCTTATATCAAAGGTAATTGGTTATTAAGTGGCGGTTCACGTTTACAAGCAACTTATGCTGACTTAGCAGAATACTACGAAGGTGAAGAAGTATACGAAGCAGGTACTGTTGTATCGTTTGGTGGCACTAAAGAAGTACACATTTCTAATGAAGTAGGTAGCAAACGAGTAGCAGGTGTCGTATCAACTAATCCTGCATATATTATGAATGCAGAATGTCCTGGAGACAAAGTTGCTATTGCACTACAAGGTCGAGTACCATGTAAGGTTACAGGTACATGTGAAAAAGGTGACATAATGGTGGCAAATGGAGAAGGCGGTGCAACTGCTTGGTATCATGTTGTTACTATAATGCATCCTGGAATGACTATAGGTAAGGCTATCGAAGACAAAGAAACTAATGAAGTATCTGTTATTGAGATAGCAGTCGGCCGTCTCTAATCCAACGTTTTTACGCAAAAACTATAAATACATATGAATGTTCTTGTTTTGTAAGATAACATCAAACGAGACTTATGCGGTGCCCGCCGCGTAGACCTAGAACGTCACTCACTAATATTAAAGGAGATCAAAAAATGGGACGACCAATGAAAACATCGAAAAATTCTGATGTTGATACCACTTATAACAACCCGGCAGGTTTATCAAACACTTACCGTATTGTTGCTGGTAACACAACTCAGACAGGGCCTCAAACTGTATGTAGATGCAAAGTAGGCTCTAACATAGAAGGCGACGGCTTTATTATCAGACAAAAAGGTGCTAGAAAGTATCTTGTTGATGATGGTTCCGGAAACCAAGGTATTTGTACTTTAGCGGATTCGGCTGATGGTGCATTAGCAGACAACACTATGACTGTTACTGTAACTTTAGACGATCTAAGTACTGTAAGATTAGAAAGAATTAAAGGATCAGGACGTGCATTAGACTTTTCTGGCAACCCTTACATCATATCTTTCAATACAGCATATCCTGCAGATACATACGGTGGTCAACCTTACCCGATTGTAACAGTTGAATCTTTATAATCTGAGGGGTTTATAAATGGCACAGAGTAACGCACAAAAGCAATTACAACAGTACGACACTGATATTGCGGTTCTCAAAGTCGAATTTAAAAACTTGGATGAAAAGTTTGATACTGCATTAAATGATGTTAAACATGATATTAAAGAATGTGAAACATTAATTAAAGAAGGCACGGCATCAACTCACAAACTCTTAACTGACTTCCAAAAGTCAAACCAAGAGTCACACGACAATATGGCGCAAAAAATTACTGCGTTAGAACGTTGGAGATGGATGCTTATCGGAGCAGGTATGGTGGCAGGAACTCTAGGCTATTCAGTCATTGAGTTTTGGATGTCGCACTAAATTTTAGTTATTTAGGTAAGAAAGGGTGCTAGTCGCCCTTTCTTTTTGGGTATGTAGCCTTCAGGCTACATAAAACCGCATAACGTAGCCTGTGAGCAACGTTATTTGAAGACATCTAAAGACACTACTATATGTTTTGTGGCGTCTTAGAACGTCTCTGAGGGCTTTCTATAAGTTCTTTAGACTAGATAACTTGTCTACTACGTTATCGATATTGATTGTAGAGAATAATCCGGGGTGTAGAGGTTTTGGGTATTTGTCACCACCTACCCAAGCATACCCACAATGTTCGTCATTAAGAATTGGGGAAAATTCTTTTTCAATCTCACAAAAAAAGGTGTGATATGCAAATGTATTATTGACGAATTTTTGGATAGGAACTAATTTAAAATCATCGTCCCAATGTGAGATTTCTTCTAAACATTCTCTTTTTAATCCTGCTAATAAAGTTTCATTCTTTTCAATCTTGCCCCCTGGTATAGACCATGTAGGGTTTTTAGATTCATTTCTTAAAAGATATAGAGATCGTTTGGTAGATTTACAATAAAAGAAAATACCAGCAGATTGATTTATAATAATCGCCATACAATTATTTAGTAGGTGACAAGGTACCTCTTAAATAACTATACTGTAATCGCCTTCGTTGTAATAACCTTCGTAAGACTTCATCCATTGTGCAGGCAAACCGGGCTGAGTTGAATCAGAAGGTGTAGCCGCCCAACGATATTGAATTTCTGTAGTTAAGTTAGTTACATATTCAAGTTCATCTTCATTGATGACAGAATCAAACGCAACAAACCAAGTCATAATGTCTGCGTTAAATTGTATAATGTCATTTGCTTTTGCTTCTACTACAGTGTATACAGTACCTGTGCCTTCTGGTTGTACATTATTCATTGTGAACTGGGTGCCTATATTATTATTCGGAGCACCATAGTATCTAAAATCAGTTGTACCTATAGTAGCAATTTGATACAGTGTACCAGGGGTCATTGTTGTTGCAACTTGAGATTCAGGTAACGTTGATGTACCTGTCTGACTACCTATAATTGTTCCCCATGATGAAGTTTGATAACCTATGTCTTGTGTTAACAAATATCTCACATTAGGAATAGGCCCGGGGAGTCCGTTGTTTGGTCCTGATACTTGAGGATTAATAACTGATGTTACAGGGTCTAATGTATTCTGTGGTAATGTATCTTCATCGACATTATAAATTAGATAACGATCATCAAGAGGATCAATAACAATTGTACCCATAATCTCTGTATCCATATATGGATTTTGTAATGCAACTTGTGAAATACCTCCTCGGTATGCACCATACATGTTTAAGATAGATGACCAATACAAGTCAGTGTCTGGATTAACTGGCTTATCTAATGAGAAGTTAGAAGGTTGATCTGGTTGATCTTGCGGTAATAACTGTAATGAATTACCTATGAATAATACTTGATAACCATATGGAGATATCTTTTGTCTTGTACCTAATAACAGGTCATCATCTTTCATATCTTCTTGTGTTTTACCTTCAAAGATAGAAGTGATAATCTTGTTAATAACACCATACTTTTTAAGTTTGGCAGATGTCGTTAACCACATGGGTAAGTAGAATTTCCATGACATAACATCAATAGGATTACCTGTACCTTGTGGTATAGTACGAGATGAGAATGTAAGTCCATCCTGATATACAACTGTTAAAGATGTCCAGTCAATAAAGTTATCAGTATTTTGAATTTCTAATGACGGATTGAATAATGTTCCTAATTGTTCAATCAATTCTAATTTTTGTTGATAGTTAGTCGTCCAAAAGTCTACTTGTAATCTAAGTGTGTATGGAACTGGCATTAACTTTTCAACAGTAAATGCTTGACCCTGTGTCTCTCCGTAAGCGGCTGTAGTAGGATCATAATCTCTTTGACGTACATTTTGTTTCTCTACAAAGTAAGGCTCTTGTGTACGTCTTTGATCATACTCTAATCCATTAATAAAATAAGTTATCAAAGGTGCAGAAGGTAAATTACTTGCAGAGTTGTTTGCAATAATTGTTGATGCTTGTCTACTTGCATCTCCATATTGGATAGGTACTCTAACGAGTATAGGATTGCCGTTAGGATCAGTACCTGAAGTCACATACCAGTTGCTAAAAATTTTAGCAAACTGTAGTAAAAATCTTCTTATTTGATTGTCGTAAAAATATTGTGCCATTATGTTCCGTCACTTGGTGGATTGTCATCTGGTTCCAAATCTAAGATACCACTTAGTCCTTGAGCAGATGGTACGTTTGCTTCATCGTTGTTACTATATATCGTATCATCATTATTAATGAATCCAGATAATTGTGATGTGTCATCACTAGTAAAGCCTGTAGACGTTCTTACATCTTCACTGACTCTTAACCATAAAGTACCGTTCCAACGATATAACACATTAGGTGTATAATCTATACGTAAGAAATAATCTCCAACTTGTGGACTTTGCGGGAACGAAATACCTGCACCTGCTGGGAGTCCATTAGGGGGAGCACCTTCTCCTGTTAAGTAACCTGATGTATAACCAAAGTCACGAGGAGTATATCTTGCTATGTATTGAAAACGAGGATCACAATCAGCACGATAGTCCATTGTATTTGGACCATATGGTTCTGTACCTGTAAAGCCTGGTTGAGTAGGATCCTGATCTGCTGTTGCGTAAGTGTTATCAGCAGTACCATATGGACCTGTTACAGGACCACTTATATTAACTGTTAATAATTTTGTGCCTTCCATCTGACCTGAGCCAGTTGATGACATTTCTGGTGCTTCAACTGCAATGGATAAGTTTGCTTGTACAAACTTTGCTATCATTGCTTCTAAGTCTATATCTTGTTCACCATGTTTGGCTTGCATTACGTCAATGACTTCTTTTGGTATTCTTATACCAGTAGATTCATATTTGTATTTGTCACTTTTCATAGTAATGACTTCACCAGTAGCAGTTAATGGGCTATTACCGGGCATCCATGAACGTACATCGACAGGAGGTGCGGGTTGATTTTCTTTGTCAGATGGTACACCGTTTGCTTCAAAGATACCATAGCCAGGTACGACATATAAATTAGATGTATCATACCCGGCCTTCGGTACAATACGTGCGGCTTCTTTTAAATTAGCATCATTGATTCTAATATTTTCATTATATCGACCTAGAACATCTTTAAGTGTTTTACCTGTATCCAGTTCCCAGTACGGATCCGGATCAGTATCACCGGGTTTTGTTCCTGCAGGTACTTCTTGTAATGCAATATAATTTTTGTCACCAAATGTCATTGTATACCCTGCAGGGTATGTTTTGTTTTTATCCCAATCACCTAAGTAATTGTCTTTGTCAGTTGGTTGACGCAAGATATCCTGAAACTCTTGGCTATCTACTAATTTTTCACATTTGATACGCCATAGATGAGGGTACCATGTTTGTGAAAAACCTTCACTGCCATAGTTAGCATCTGTAACTTGATAAAATCTTTTTAGTGCTACTGGAAATTCTGTAGCATCATCGTTTAATGGATTGTAATCTAGTAAGTGAGGTAATTCGATAACATCACCTACCATTAACTTTCTGCCTATGATATCGATCATGTCATTGTAATGAACATTAATAAAAATAGTATCATTACTTAAAAATAAACCAAACTGACTAAGATCAAAGTCTAAGTTTTGTACGTTATAATGGCCCCGTAATCGATAAATATCCTTTTCATATTTTCTGTCTCTGTTCTCTAAAAACAACAAATCTTGTATATTTGTTGGGTCTAAAGAACTATATTGAGGTTGTGTAAAATCAGCAGAAGGTCCTTGATCCATCGGGCCTGCATACTTATGGACATAGAGATCAGTACCGCCAACAGTCAACTGCTCAGAAATACTTCTGTCTAAAAAACGGTAATCGTTTTGTTTCTGTTCCCGGTATAAACTTAATCTTGGCATATATATATTTATCTCAACACAATGAGACGCAGAATTTGGGTAAATAGAGGTTGAATTAAAAAATTATTTGATGTACAATGCGAACACTAAGTATGAACATTCATTTCATTAAGGGACAAAATGGCTAGACGTAAGCAAAAAACAGTTTATCTGACCCCTGAGCCAGACTGGGAAAAACACAAAAACATCGAAGACCCCGAAGGCCAGGCAAAAGCATACCAAGACTGCCAGTACTTTATTCGTACAGAAATCAGTGATAAGAAAAGACTAACTGAATTTAAGACTTGGCTTAAAAAAGAATCTGGCTACACCGAAGAAGAAATCGAAATTATTCTTAGGAACCCAGACTGGAACTTTAATTCTACAGGTACATCAGTCTATTTTTTAAATAGAGTTGGTTACATGCCAGAAGGGCATATAAATCATATTGCCAAACTCAAAGAAGAATGGTTAGAGAAAGGTAAAAAGATTGCTCAAGTAAAAGAAGAAAAAGCAAAAGACAAACCCAATCGTCCTTCTATACAAGAAATCATGCTTGGCAAGTTAATGGAAGCAGGTGGAGAGATCGATGGCATTATGGATCAACTGTTTGAAGATGAAATAAAAGTTGATGCTAAATTTAATACTGCTATTCTAAGAATATTAAACACATACAATCCTTTACCAAATCATATCCCTCAACTAGTCGAAAGTTATACATTTGAACAAAAAGAATTTAAAGAAGTTATTGAAGGGAAAGATGAACAATTAATTGAAGCATATAGTCATTTTAATAAAAGAAAAATTAAAAGTATTATCAGCGCCTATGATGCAATGATTGGAGTATTAAATTCATATCAAGCCCTTAAAATTAAAAATAGGGCTAAACGTAAAACTAAACCTATCACTCCTGAAAAAGCAACTAGAAGTTTAAAATATCAGAAAAGGTTTGAATGCGAAACAACTAACTTAAAATTAGAAAGCATTAGACCCACAGAGTTGCATCTGTCTAAAGAAGCATGGTGCTATGATACTGCTAAAAGAAAACTTCATCACTATATCGCAGACGATCTTGGTGGAGAAATGTTTGTTAAAGGAAACACTTTGTATGGATTTGACAAGTCTAAGAGTGCAATTAAGACATTACGTAAACCCAAAGAACAATTAAAAGAAATTATGGGCAGTAAGCCCGCGGCACGTAAATTCTTTGATGATATTAAAGCAGTCGGTGTTCAACCGAAGGGTCGTTTTAACGATTCAATGATTATTTTAAAGGCGTTTTAATTATATGGCAAATTATATGTTGATTGCGGGGTGTAGTCATGCCGCTGGTTCGGAAATAGATGGGAACTTATCAAGCCCAGAAAATCGTCAAGCAAGTTTTGGTAACCAATTAGCAAAAATGATGGATCATGTTCCCATCAATATTGCAAGGAACGGTTCTTCTAATGGTGCTATACATCGTAGTGTACTAAATTGGTTTACACTTAACCAAGATTTAGTGTCAAATAAAGCAAACAACCTTTTTGTTTTAGTCAATTGGGCAGAGAGTTGTAGAATAGAAGCACCTGTTCCACACGATGTAGGTATTGACCAAGATACTTGTGCTGATTGGGCAGACCCATCATTTTTAAGTTCAGTTCAAGTAAATGCAATGACAGATCCACATCATGTTGCTCCGCAAGAAAAAGAACAGTTTTTAACAGCACAAAGATTTTTGGTATATTCAGAAATTTATACTGAATGTCTGACTGCCAAGGATGCTTTATCATTGCAATATTTTTTCAAAGCAGAAAATATCAGATATCTAATGACAAATTCTGGTATTGCTTTTAACAATAGAAATATGAAATGGTTAAGACCTTATTTGTCAAAAATTGATGCCAAACGTTATTACATGTATAGAGACAATAAGTATGGTTTCTATGAAAAATATAAAGAAGCAGGAATGATTAACCCAAATGCCAAATATGGCCATCATGGAGCAGACGCACATCTATCCAGAGCCACTGATTTGTTTAATTATATAAAACAGAAAAACATTTAGACTGATAAATACTAGAAATAGGAATTTATCAATATGTCATCAGAACAACTAGCAGTACCAAACGGAGAAAACCTCGAGCAGTTAAAAGAAAATATGTTCGACAACATCCGTTATAGGTTGGGCGACGGTATTGTAGACTTAGAATTAGATCCAGAACATTATGAAGCCGCATATAACTATTGCATTAAAACATATAGACAACGTGCAGAGAATTCAGTACAAGAATCTTATACTTTATTGACAATAGAAAAAGATATTGATACATACACACTTCCTACTGAATTTATTAATGTAAGGCAATGTTTCAGACGTACAATCGGTCTTGAAACTGGTCCAGCCGCATCATCATTCGATCCATTCTCATCTGCTATTCTAAACACTTACTTGTTAAACTATAATTATGCAGGTGGATTAGCAACATATGACTTCTATGCAGGGTATGTAGAACTTGCCGCTAGAATGTTTGGTGGATTTGTTATCTATACTTTTGATCCAGTAACTAAAACAATTAGATTTGTTAGAGACTTCAAAGGATCAGGTGAACAAGTTCTTATTTGGGCTGACATCCAACGCCCAGAAACATCTTTATTGCAAGATCCGGGCATTGCACCTTGGATTGAAGATTTTACATTAGCAACTGTAACTATTTCTATTGGCCAAGCACGTGAAAAATTCTCAACTATTGCAGGCCCTGCAGGTGGCACTGCTCTTAATGGAGCGGCAATGAAGGCTGAAGGATTAGCAGGGCAAGAAAAATGTCTTAAAGACTTGCGTGATTACGTAGATTACTCACAACCTCTTACTTGGATACAGGGCTAATCACATTGCATGACGATTCATAGTTGTCAACTTACAGAATCAATTTGGTGTCTTAATGTAGAATGCGGACATGATCGCAATATACCATTCAATGGACACATCGATTCTGCTGAACCATATGACACTCAACAAATCGAACATTTAATTATTGGTTTTATGTTGTATGAGCCACAATGTGGCTGGGATTATACAAAATGGACAAAGCAGACTTTAGAATATTTACACACAAGTCAAATGTTCCCCAAGTTAACACATGTGTATTTACTACATGAAGGAACTAGAGTTAACATAAATGAATTGCCTGATCACTATATGGTCTTTGGACACAACACTCGATATTTTTTACTAAGGTCCGAAGGAACAGAAGAAAGAAGTTATGGATTAGATAATAACAATAGTTGGTTAGATACTTTTCAGAATAAAGATCGTAAAGCACTTTGGTTAATTGGAGACATTTCAGGTAGACCCCACAAACTACCTTTGTTGTATAAATTTTTAAAAGAAAATACACTTGAACATTTAGATTATTCTTTAACAAATACACTAAACAATTATGAAAACCCTTTTAAAGATTTCGATACACAAGATTATCAACCAATATTAGATGCTATCGATGAAAATTTAACATTAGACGACTTAGTAAAAATTTATAATCAACTTAAAAAAACATTGCCCGGAGATAGATTCACTGAAGTGACAGAAAAAGGTTTAGTAAATAGTTTTGACCTTGCTAACTATCTTTTTCCCGATGAATGGAATGATGCATCATTAATTGTTATGCCTGAGACATGGTTTGATAATCCTAATCCTCCTCACTGGCAATATTATACTGAAGAAGTAAATGAAGAAATGGAAGTTCGTCCTTTTTGGGAACATAACATTTATGCTACTACAGAAAAAACTTGGAAACCTATTGTAACTAAGAAACCTTTTATAGGAATTAGTAAAAATGATTTACAAGAAAAAACATTAGAAGGGTTAGGGTTTAAAACATTTAGAAAATATACATCTGAACCTGATCTAATAGTAGACCGTGGTTATGGAGAGCCTTCATTAGAAACAAAAACATATATTGACATTGCACATAAAAGAATAATTTCTTTTTTAGAATATATGGAAGGCTATAAGTACGGTATAATGGAAGATATCGAATATAATTACAAACATTGGAAATATGTGTTAGACCAAGAATGGCAATTATTATACCGATTTTGTCCTCCATTAAAACATGTCCCCAAACAGAAAATCTTACGAATGTTTATAACACCCTATGACCACAACATATACACAAACACGATTGACAAATATTCTGGGAAAATTGTTCAATAAAATACTTGACACTCTTTTATAAATCCTGTATAATATTATTACTTTACTACAGGACTATCCAATATGATTATAGGTATTACAGGACTTATCGGCAGTGGCAAAGACACTGCGGCTGACTATCTTATCAGATTTCATGGTTTTAGAAAACTCAGTTATGCAGGTCCTCTAAAAGATTGCGTATCTGCTATCTTTGGCTGGGACAGAGAAATGCTAGAAGGTACAACTCAATCTAGTAGAGAGTGGCGAGAAGAAGTTGACGAGTGGTGGGCAAACCGATTAGACATGCCTCATTTAACTCCTCGTTGGGTATTACAGTATTGGGGAACTGAAGTAGGTAGACGATCATTTCATAATGATATTTGGGTATCGTCTATCGAAAATCAATTACGTAAAATAGAAGATAACGTAGTTATTACTGATTGTAGATTTAAAAATGAGGTACAAGCAATTAAAAATGCAGGTGGAACTACAGTCAGAGTCAATCGAGGCGAACAACCTACATGGTTAAATGATGCAGTCGATTATAATTATTACGAAAACCCTCAAGCACTAGCAAGGTTAGTTGATTTAGGAGTTCATGCTAGTGAGTATAGTAGTGTCGGATTAGATTATGATTATCAAGTTGACAATAATGGTACAATCGATGAATTGCACAAACATATGGAGTTAATAGTCAACAGTTAAATCTCCCCTGTGCCACATTACATGTTTTCTTTTTACAACTTCAATACAATTTAAACATATCGTTCTTAAATTTGTAAAATCTGTATTTTGAGGTCTTCCGTCTATATGATACACTACCATTTGTGTAGAATATAAACTTTTAAATCCACATAAAAAACAATTATCTTGTTTTTCATATCCTGCTCTTTGCCAAAGATATATGGGCTTTCTTGTTTTGTTTACTTTACCGCATTGATTGCACATACTTCTATAATGTCGTTTGCCGTTCTTAATATAGTTTACGGCACAAACTTTTCTGTTGCAAATCTTACATATTGGTCTAGGTAAACTCATAACTGTATTTATAAAAATGCCTTCGAAGGTATGTTAAACCATAAATTTTTGTGCAACAAGATAAATAATAGTATGAAAAAACAATCAGGGTGTAACCCTCAAAATCATACAAAAGGAATATTATTATGGCACTAACATCACCAGGCGTAGAAGTAAGCATCATTGATGAAAGTCAATACTTGCCAGGCGCAACAGCATCGATTCCCTTCTTCTTGTTAGCAACAGCACAAGATAAAGCGGATCCAACATCAACAGCAACTGCGGCAGCCACAACAGCCGCAAACGCAGGTAAATTATACAGAGTAACTTCTCAACGTGATCTAGTTACTTTATATGGTAACCCATTCTTTTACACAGCATCAAACGGTACTCCGTTGCAAGGCTATGAGTTAAATGAATATGGACTATTAGCGGCTTACTCAGCACTTGGTATTTCAAATCAAGTATTTGTATTAAGAGCAGACGTTGATCTAGCAAGTTTAGTAGGATCAACAGGTCGTCCAACAGGGGCACCACAAAACGGTTCGTTTTGGTTAAACACAACTTCTTCTACATGGGGAATCAATGAGTTTAATTCAACAACAGGAGCATTTACAGCAAAAGCACCAATCGTTATCTCTGACTCTACTTTAGTGTCAATAGGTACACCTCTACAATCAGTAGGAAATATCGGTGACTATGCAGTAGTTGCTATACCTAATTATAGAAACCCTAACAATGACAATGCACCTACATATTGGTACAAGAATCGTCAGAATACATGGGTTGGTTTAGATTCAGTAGACTGGTTCAAGGCATGGCCTTCAATCACTTGTCCTACTTCTAATCCTACATTAACACAAGGCGATACAATCGACTTGATCGTTAACGGTACAAACTTAGCACAACTTACTGTATCAGCGGCTCCTAACAACACTATTTCTCAGTTAGCGGCAGACATTAACTCATTAGGTTGGGAATATGTTTCAGCGGCAGTAGTTGATAACAAACTTGAAGTTTATTCTTCACAGACAGGTGGAGATCAAGGTAGTTCAAACGTACCATTCTACATTAGATTTGCTAACGCAACAGGTACTATCTTTACAGACTTAGGATTTACAGGTACTAACGTAACTGGCTTCCAACCAAGAGCATTTTATGGTACATCTGCTCAACAGCCATTATGGCAATCAGGACAGGCTCAGCCTGCTCCGACTGGCTCTGTATGGATTAAGGTTGACGGAACAGGATTACAACCAGTAATTTCTGAATATGATTCTACATCATCTTCATATACTGCTAAAACACCTACTTTTGCAGACTCTGATTGGGCACAAATCTATTCAGCAGACTCAACAGGTGGACAAGCAATTCCAGCAGGAAGTGTTTATGCACAATATGGATTTAACGGTGAGTACACAGCGGCTCCAGTATACTACTTCTATAGAGTAGCAACAGGTGCAACAGTAATTAATGGTACAAACACTGCACCAGACTTTACTTCAGGACCATATGTAGCAAGAGTTCAGATTTCAACTCCAGGTTCACAAACATTAAGTACCCCTTATACATTTAACTTGGGTGATGCAACTGATGCATCTGACTTTGTAACTGCATGGTCAGCGGCGAACATTCCTTACACTTCAGCAAGTGTAAACGATGATGGTTCAATTCAAATTCAACACACTTCAGGTGGTGTTATTATCTTAGATGATTATGACAACGTAACAGGTGTATCTTCTGGTTTATTCTCAGAAGCCGGCTTTACAACTGCAACAGCAGGTTGTAAGACAGGACCATTCAGAGATGATATCTCATTTACTCCTACTCAGAGTTCTACATCAGGGTCAGGTACTGCATTATCAATCGCAGTAACTAATGACTATGGTTATTATGACTTTGATCCGGATGCAGTAGTAAACGGCGGTACAGGTCATGCTGTAGGTGACGTAGTTACTTTCTCAGGTGCAGACTTGGGCGGTGCTTCACCAGCAAATGACTTACAAGTAAAAGTTACAAGTGTTACAGCAGGCGTTGTTACATCTTATACTTTAAGTACAGGTACAGGCGCAGATGCGTTCACAACTCAGTTGTCTAACTGGAGAGAGTTCTCATTAACAACTTCAGGTGCTGATTCATTAACAGCAAACGAAGGTGCTCCGACTGCAATACCTAGCAACTTTACTAACTGGTACTATTCAACAACTGATCAAGTAGATATTATGATCAACTATGACGGTAATTGGAAGGGTTATAGCCAACAAGGTTATGATGGTAATGGTTTACCTAGCCCATCAGTCGTAAATGCAACTGATCCTAATGGACCTATCGTAACTGCTAGTGAGCCTACTACTCAAAGTGACGGCACACCATTAGTATACGGTGATCTTTGGTTAGATACTTCTGACTTAGAAAACTATCCGTTACTTTACAGATGGCAGTCAGTACAAGCAACAGGTGGCGGTAGTGCTACTGATAAGTGGGTCTTAATTGACAACTCAGATCAAACTACACCACAAGGTATCTTGTTTAAAGATGCACGTTGGGCAACTAACGGAACAACTAACCCAGCAAATGATCCGATGCCGACCATCAAATCATTGCTAGGAAGTGATTACTTAGATGTTGATGCTCCGTTATCATCAAATTACCCACAAGGTATGTTGCTTTGGAACACAAGACGTTCTTCATACAACGTGAAGCAATATCGTGTAAACTACTTTAACAACGACAGATTCCCGAATGACACTTTACCAACACAGAAAGATGCATGGGTATCTGCTTCAGGTGATGCATCTAACGGTGCAATGAATGCAGGTCGTAAGGCACAAAGAGCAATGGTAACACAAGCATTACGTTCAGCAATTGACTCTAACGTTGCAATTAGAGACGAAGATAACTACTTCAACTTACAAGCAACACCGGGTTATCCTGAACTACAACCTAACATGATCGCATTGAACTCTGATAGAGGTGAGACTTCTTACATTGTTGGTGATACACCAATGAGACTGAAAGATGATGCAACTGAAATTCAGGCTTGGGCAACTAACGCCGCAGGTGCAACAACTACAGGTGAAGATGGACTTGTAAGTAGAAATACTTATATGGGTCTATTCTACCCATCAGGTATCACTAGTGATCTATCAGGTAACTTAGTTGCTGTTCCTTCATCACACATGATGGTCAGAACTATGTTGCGTAATGACAATATTGCTTATCCTTGGTTAGCACCAGCAGGTACTAGACGTGGTATAATCGATAATGCTACAAGCATCGGATACATCGATGACGAAGGCGAGTTTAACTCAATCAGAACACGTATTGGAATTAGAGATGTGTTATACACTAACTTTATTAACCCAATGGTATTCTTTACAGGTAATGGATTATTGAACTATGGTAACAAAACTTCATTTGATTCATCATCTGCATTAGACAGAGTAAACGTAGCAAGATTAGTTGCTTACATACGTAGACAATTAATATTAGCCGCGAGACCATTTGTCTTTGAACCTAATGACCCTCAAACAAGAAAATCTATTAAAGCAGTAGTAGAATCATTGTTCCAGGATCTAGTTTCAAAACGAGGATTATATGACTACTCAGTAGTTTGTGATGATTCTAACAACACTCCAGCAAGAATTGATCGAAATGAACTTTGGATTGACATAGCAGTAGAGCCCGTGAAAGCCGCTGAGTTTATCTACGTTCCGGTCAGAATATTCAACACTGGTGAGTTATCAGGATCTTAATAAAAAAGATATACAGAGAGGCTTCGGCCTCTCTGAATTAAAAAGATAAATATATATTAAGATATATTAAAACAGGAGATTAACAATGGCAACAGCCTCAGATACATTAGCAAAACTTTCGGTACAACCTGAGGGAGGCGCTAACCAAAACTTGTTGATGCCAAAACTTCAATATAGATTCCGTGTGAACTTTATTAATTTTGGTTTTGACGATGATTCTTCACTTATTCTTACTAGACAAGTAGTAGACTGTGCGAGACCACAAGTTCAGTTTGACGAAATCACTATGAACGTGTATAACTCACGTGTCTATCTTGCTGGTAAACACACATGGCAAACACTTGCTATCAACGTCAGAGACGATGCTTCTGGTAATGTATCAAAAGCAGTTGGTGCTCAGTTACAACGTCAATTAGATTTCTATGAGCAGTCTTCAGCGGCAGCAGGTGGAGATTATAAATTTGAAACTGAAATTCAAATCTTAGACGGTGGTAACGGTATCAATACACCAACAGTATTAGAAAACTGGTCATTAGCAGGTTGTTTCTTACAACAAGCAAACTATCAGACTCTAAACTATGGTACATCTGATGCAGTGACTATTGCTATGACTCTACGTTACGATAACGCAGTCCAGACAAATGCTGGCGGCGATCTAAACGGCGTACCGGGTGCTGGTGTTGGACAGTCTGGTCTACAGACATTCCCAAGTCAGATTGGTACTGCTACGTAAGTATTAGAATTATTTTAAATAGAAAAACCGGTTTCGACCGGTTTTTTTATGGGTTTATTGTTTAGATAAATACTCTTATAGGAGAATAATATATGTCGCAATGGCCTTTTACAACGTTACCGGACGATATACTTAACGCATTTGCAGGTAGAGTATATGTACGTGACTGGACACATGCCGCTAAAAACTTTTTGCCCGGAGGCATGGCCAATGCAGGTAAGGTTAAATTTACTTTCCATACTTGGTTTGAAATTAATCCTACAGCATATCAACCCCCAACAGGACAAAACTACGGATTACTTGTTAAATCAATTAAACTCCCCACATTTAATATGGATGTAACAGAAATGAATCAATACAATAGAAAACGTTTGATTCAATCAAAAATTAAATATCAACCGATAGAAGTAACATTCCATGATGATAATGCATCGCAAGTTACTGCAATGTGGGACGCATATTATAGATATAACTATGCAGATGCATGGAATCCTATTGTTACACCTTTCAGTACAGCGCCTGCTATAAAAGATTATAATAGACGTAACATATATGATCCATCAATATCAGGTGATACTGAATATGGTTATAGAGGAGATGCCCGAGGCGAAGGTGGAAATAGAGCAGACGGCGGAGAAAAAGTTCCTTTCTTTAATAACATTACTGTATATGGTATGTGGGCAGGAAACTTTATAGCCTATACTTTAATTAATCCTATAATTACACAATTTGACCACGACACTTATGATTATTCAGACGGTGGCGGAACAATGCAAAATAGAATGACTATCGACTATGAAACAGTAATATATAATTCAGGTAAGATAGGAGAAGATATAGAAGACGGTACAGGACTACCCCGACGTGAACTTAATGGAGATTTAGTAGCAGGATTCGGTGGACCGGATAGTTATGATTCAACTGAAAGTCCACTGGAACAGGGCGGTAATAATTTAATAGGTGATTTTCCACCTGCATTCTTAGGAGACGATGCTTCAGCAGAAGATTATATACGATTCTTAAAAGAAACATATATAACTCAAGGATCAGGTTTAATTGAAACTGCAAAAGATCAAATACAAAACGGAATTAGAGATGCAGTTTTTAATGCTTTAGGTATAGGTGGAGATACCGATACTCCAACAAACGGAGCAACACCGAGTATTGTAAACATTGCTAACCAAGGCACAGTTACAGGTGCTAATAATAATAATACACAAGAAAGTCCACCGGCGGCAGGCTCACAAAATAGCGGCGGCACGGGAGGGGCATAATGCCAATAGAAATAACATATAGAGAAAACACATTAGAAATTTTTGACACATATTACAGTGTGCCATTAAAAGTTAATGCCGCTGATTGGGATTCAGTATATTCATATTTCTTAGGTGTTTTAAAAGGTAATCCCGAATCTGAAAGAACTAAACAAACAGCATCACAATTTGCAACTACATTATTTAGAATAGCACAAGAAACAGGCACAAACATTCAAATCTTTATGGATTACTTTAAGGCTAATGTACAAACAAAAGTTCAAGTAAACACAGAAATGGCTTTTTATCTCAATTTATTAAAGTCAAAAACAGCATTGTATGGAGTATCAAAAGTGCCTACTCCTAATCAAGCAGTACAACGCAACGTATTGCCGTAGGGGTAACAAGTGCCTCGCAGAAAAAAATACGCACAAGGTATCTATACTGTAAAAAATCCACACAAATATGTAGGGAAAGGTAAACCTAAATACAGATCAGGTTGGGAACTTACATTTATGATTTTTTGTGATACTAATGACAAAGTAATCAAGTGGGCGAGTGAGTCAATTGTTATTCCTTATTTACATCCTTTTAAAGGTAGAAGAACTAATTATGTTCCAGACTTTTTTATTGTTTACCAAGACAAATATGGAAGAACAAACGCAGAGTTAATAGAAATAAAACCCAAAGCAGAAAGTATTATAACAGAAAAAGTTAAAAATGCAAAGCAACGAGCAACAATTGCTATCAATCATGCCAAATGGAAATCAGCACAAGCATTCTGCAAAGCACAGGGTATTAAATTTAGAGTAGTTACAGAAGATGACCTTTTCTACAATGGGCGTGGAAAGTAACTAAATAGATATATGACAAAGAAACTTGAAGAATTATTTGATATTGCATCCAGTGAAGAAAATGAACTGAATGAACCTATTCCAGGGGTAGCAGAAGAAGTTACTAAAGAAGCATTGACTAATTTAGAAAAGATTGAAACTGCTTTACCTACAGTAAGAGGACTAGAAGCATCAGACAGAGAAATGGATGAACTGAGTAAGAAAGCAGAAACTAGTTTCCAAGACTTAATGGACTTAGGAATGCAAGTTGATTCACGTTTTAGCGGAGACATTTTTAGTGTTGCTAGTAATATGTTAAATCATGCTATAACCGCTAAAACTGCTAAGTTAAACAAGAAGTTAAAGATGATTGATCTACAATTAAAGAAAGCAACATTAGATCAACGTCAAGCAAAAATGGAAGAAAAAATAGATAATATACCTTTAGGGGACGGTGCTCAAAATTTAGACCGCAATGAATTACTACGAGTATTAACGTCAAAAAACACAGAGGAATGATAAATATATTATACGGGAACTATACAATATGAAAAGTTTAAAACATTACATTGCAGAGTCAGTCCACACTTATGATTGCACAATCAAACTTGCTGGTGACTGTAGTAAAAATTTCTTAGAGTTATTTAAACATAACTTAAATAAGTTTGAGCCTAAATCAATTAAAGGGCCAACTTCAACTCCTATTATGAAATCACCATATGGTTTTCCTAATTTATCAAACGAACCAGTACACATCTTTAAGTGTGAGTTTGCATATCCCGTAACAGAACCAATGGTACAACAATTAGCACAATTGTTAGGTCACAATATTAATTACGTAAGAATGGTCAATACAGCATTTGATGATAGCATCGATAAAGAACTTGTCGGCTACGAAAATGAAATGAAAGACACACCTCTCTTACAAAATGAAGAAATGAATGACAATGGAAAAGAAGCCAGTGAAGAATATGGTGATAAGTACTTAGACAGCATTCATAAACATGCAGAACATAAAAACGTAGGTAAAGTAGGTTTGCCTGCTGATCAAAAGAACACTAAAGATGCTTTTGATCCTTGGAAGCCATGGTCAGATGATTCAATTAAAGGTCAAAAGAGTCCGATGACTGACGTTAAAAGAGGACCCAAGCCTGAAACATCAGCAGGGTACTAAGGAAGACATTATGGATTTTAAAGACATCTTAAACAAATTCGACAAAGCATCAAAAGAAGAATCTATTGTCGAAACTACTCCTAAAAGACCAGCAAACATGTTGACTGAATCAACAGAGTCTGGTGAAGTTGTAGAAGTTGTTGAAGGAGTTCAAGTACCTTCATTAAAAAATATGTTTGAAGAACTTTCACTAGAACCAGCAAAGCCTGGTGCACAAACAATTCATAAAGACGGTGAAGTAATCGGAACTGTTTCTAATCCAGCAGTTGCTAATCAAATGTCACAAGCAATCGACAAAGGCGAATTACAAATCGGTCAAGAAATGCAAGAAGCAGAACAACTTGACGAACTTGCTCCTTTAGCGGCATTAGGGCCAGCACTTATGACTGGTGCTAGAGTGGCAGGTCCTTGGTTAGCAAAACGTGGCGCTCAAATGATTAGTGGAGTCGCCAGAGGCGCAGGTAACTATGCTAAAAAGAACCCAATCAAAACTGCTGTAGGTACAGGGGTAGCCGGCACAGAGCAAGGTAGAGAACTTGCAGGCAACGTCAAAGACGGCGCTGTCGGAATGTATAACTTAACCAACACAACATTTGAAAAAATGAATGATATGATCGATTCAGGTAAACACACGTTTGACCAAGCCTCTCAAAAAATTGCAGACTTAGGTGACGGCGCAGGTGGTATGATTAGAGGCGCAATCGGTGATGCCGCATTTGATACAGTTAAAAGAACAGCATCAACATATGGTCTTCCTTTACTAGCCGCAGTAGCATTACTATACGGCGGAAAGAAAGTTTTAGATAAAGTAATGGACAAAGACGAAGATACTGTTAGAGAAGCAAAAGATTGGATCTCGGGTGCTATCAAAGACCCAGGTGCATTCTCAGCAAAAGCAAAAAGACATGGAATGACAACTAAAGCATTTGCTAATCACGTATTAGCAAACAAAGATGATTTCCCTGCAAAAACAGAAAAACAAGCAAATCTTGCTAAAACATTAGGCAAGATGAAAGAGGGCGAAATGCCCCCACAAGGTCCAGGACAAGCATCTCCTTTAACATTTGAAGGTGCTCAAAATCCACCGGATGACGGTTCACATAATTCATCTAACGATGAAAAAGGCAACGCCGCGGCAAACGCCGCATTGGCAGCCAACGATGCTGATACACCGCAACTTGTAAAAGAAAAAGCAAAAGGTAAAGTAAGCAAGTCGAGTAAATTACCTAGTATTTCAAAAGTGAAATCTATGTGTAACGAAGGGCTGTCTACTAAAGAAATACAACAACTGCACCCTAAGTGCAACCAACAAGAACTTAATATTATGATTAAAAATACTAAAACAAACTTAAAAGAAGGCGCAGATCACATTCTGAAGGCCGCAAAGCACATGGGTCATGCTCATGGTTTATGTAAAGGATCTTATGCATGTCCACATGATGCAGGTTCTGAAGGTGCAAGAGCATACCACGAAGGCTACAAAAAAGGTCTTGACGAAGCATGTGGCATGGGAATCAAAAACGAACCAATCGCAGGTATGGAAGAAGGCGTACTCGGTGGAGTAGGCGGTGCTATTGCAGGATCTAAATTAGGTGGCATGGCAGGCACAGCAATCGGTGGTTCAATCGGTGGCGTTCCTGGAGCAACTATAGGTAAGGCAGCAGGCGCGGCACTAGGTGGAATCGCAGGTGATAAATTAACAGGCGACGGCATCTTTGAAGAACCAGCAGATGAAGTTGTAGATACTATGGCATCTTACGGTGCAATGGGCGAAGCAGAATCTTCACCAGACGGAGACGTTGGTGCTGATGATGACGGTGCATATGACAAATATGACTGGGACGCACAAACTGTAGCACGTAAAGGCATTGACGAAGATGAAATGGAAGAAGGTAACGCATTTACAGGCGCAATGGCAGGAAAAGAAAAAGGTGAAAAGTTTACAGTAGGCGACAAAACATTTACAAAAACATCAGAAGCCGCTACATTAGAAGAAGATGAGTGGACTTTTGAGTCTTTAGAAAAAGAATTAAACTCACACTTAGTCGAAAGCACAGAAGAATCAAAAGAAAAACTTGATGAAGGTTATACAATGTCTATTACTCAAGGCGAAGAAAATCAGCCAGACAGAGTAAGTGTTAATGCTACAGATGCAGAAGCAGATAAGTTAATCAAGTTTGTT